CTTATCAGATGCTGTTGATGTATTTGCATCAACGATTGTTCCAGAAATTGTCTGAGCACCAATAGTATGTACCTTACTTGCAGCAGCACATGTGAATGTAAATTCAACACGGTTTACGTCTGTCTGTGCAGCAGCAGTAGCAGTTATACTAGCACTATCTGTAGTGTTAGTAACTACAAGAGTAGCACCGTTAGTTACATCAACGAGTTCGTTGTAGATAACGATAACTGTTCCAGTTGCAGAAGCAGCGTAAGTTGACTCCTCAAAGAACACAGCAGTAATGTCTGCATTACCAACAGTGTTGGTTCCTCTACTACCTGCACCAACTAGACCATCAACTGAGACTAAAATTTCATCCCAGAATGAGGTCTTTGCAGCATTTTTATAGTGACGAAGAACCCATCCGTCTGCTGTTGCGAAGATATTCTGAGGATCTACCCCACTACCTCGTACAGCCCACTTGGGTTTCGCTTCATCTGCGTCAGTTACACCGTAAAGTGCCATGTTCTTATGCTCCTAAGATCGTAAAATTCCTATTATTATTTATAAGAATAGGGGTCTCTGAGACCCCTTTAAAATCGCTTGTGAGCGTGCTTACTTTGCTGCTAAAGCTTCTTTGACTTTTTCAAATAGAGCATCATCAGCAGTTGTTTTAGTAAGCTTTACTGCCTTTCCTATAATCAATAGGCAAATGTCTATAAGTTTTTCACCGAGCTCTGCATCATCAGGTATTTTTGCGACAGCAGAATCGATTACTTTGTATGCCAATGGCATTAAAAAAGAAAACATGATTTGATTCCAATAGTTCTACCTTATATAGGCTATCAGTCGTATTTTTTCTTTCCGTCCTTCATGTATCCAGATCCCTTTTTATCATAGAATCGTACACCTTTAGTTTTAGTTGTTGTATACAACTTGTTCTTTGCTTCCTTTCCCTTATCCATTACGTCCTTGAATTTTTTTCCTTTCGCCATCTTATGCTTTTCTGAAGCTTTAGCAATAAGTTCATTCTTTAAGGATGTAGTCTCGTCTATCATGTTCCTAGTCCACGTCCACTGTCATAGTTTTTCTTTCCACCATAGCGTGCCATAGTTTCAATGTAAGACTTAGAGTCTTTAAACCCTCTCTTCTTAGCATCAGCAGCAGTTTCTTTCTTTTTGTCTGCCATGTCTTTATACTTGTTAGTTCCCACAGTAGACTTAGCACCTTTCACCTTAGGTTTCTGGTTGCTACCCTTTCTCATGATGGCACCTTTACCATACTGAGCAATGATTTTTTTCTTTACTATATCAAGTGCAGAATCCTTTTCTGCTAAGATCGAAGTTTCGTTTTTGCTGCTTTGATTGCTTTCTTGAGAAACTTCTTTCTGACTACCATAGATGTTTTCATTGTTGTTCTCTATATATGCATCTTCTTTCTTTATCCTATGCATCAATTCTTTCTTTTTTGTCACAGGTAGGGAAGTTGTCATAATCTCAGGTGGCATTAATTCTGCTTTAGATTCAGATGTAAGACCTACGTTTGCTACCCTTTGCTTTTTTGCTTTTGGATTAGGTTTTGTAGCACAACACATCTCACTAAACTTAACAAGTCTAGATACTGTTGCTTTCTTTTCTGGATCGTATACTGACACTCTAGGTTCTTTCTTAGTGCCACCTTTAAAATCTTTATGGGTAGAAGCATACTTCTTCTTGCTCATAACCTCATACTTAGTCTCTTCATTCTTAGGCATTTTTGCACCAGACTTATGTCTATGAACACCTGCCTCATCTCTATAAGTTTCTCTTTCCCTTCTTGGTGTTACATAACCTACACCAGGTACTACTCCAGTTTTACCTGCATCTCTTGCTGCGTTTCTAGCTGCTGCTCTTTTTGCTGCTGCCTTTCTATTTCTATCGTATGAGGACATCTTCTCGAAAACAAATTCCTCATTCTTTGGTCTGCAATCAGGAACCAACTTACCACCCTTCATCTTCATGCCAACCTTCTTATGAGTCTTCCAACACTCTACGAAACGTTGAAATGATTCTCTCTTGTATGCAGGTACTTTAGCACCCTTCACACCACGACGTGCCTTGTGTTCTTCTCTACGTTTATCAATAGTCTTTCCTCTCTTACCCTCAGGGTCAAACATGCCAGGATCACCATGACCTGGTCCTGATCTTCGATAGTTTCTGATAGATGCCTTTCCGTAGTCACTACGTCCTTTATCTACCTTAGCTTCACTTTGAACATCAGGTCCATCATTCACATCTTCCTTCCTTCTTTTCGATTCGCACTTCATACAATCACAGTCTTCACCATGATTTTCTTTTACAGCTTTCTTAACTTTGCCACCCTTTGAATAGGGATGCATAGTAATAGGTGCACCATCCTCTAAAATATCCTTCAGTTGAGGATTAATTTTGACTTTGGTTTTCTTTTCGGAAAGAGATTTGAAAGATAGTAACATTACTTTTTCGCTGCTTCACGTTTTGCTTTTGTTTTTGCAAGGATTCTATCCTTTGCTTCACTTGCTGCTTTATTAGGACCATCATATGCCATTGCACCTTTTTGCATTCTTGGTGCTTTACCAAATGCTGCCATAGCACCTGATGGTTTACCAGATCCTTTGGTGATACCGTATGAAGCACCTTCTTCCATAGCAGCATCATAATCCTTAGAGATTTGTGCCACTCTTTCTAGTTCTTCTGGTGAGAGAGCATTGTCATCAGGATGAATCTCCTGATTTTCCTTCATATGATCGGCAGCTTTGTACATAGGTTTGCCATCCTTACCCTTCATACCTTTCTTATAGTTCTGGTATGCAGGTGTATTGCCTTTCTTATCAGCATTAGTTACAGTATATGCTTCTTTCTTCAATGCTTTACCGATTGCCTTACGACGCTTCATTAGATACTCATCAGATGAATCCTTGTCACCATCATTATCTACGTCACCGTCTTCTTTACCAACGGGATCGAGTTTTTTCTTCTCGTCAAATTGCTGCACTTTCTTGAGTGCATCTGACATATCAGGTAATTCTTCTAAATTCATTTTTTTGCAGTGACTTTCTCTTTTCTATTTATCTTTCTAATAAACTCTCCTGGCGTAAGTCTACGCATATAGTTGTCGAGTTCATCTGTTCCATGCTCACCTGCAGGTGTCCAATCAAAACCAAACCTATCATTTTTCTCAATCAAGTCTTTTAACCAAGAACGAAATATATTATCAGACTCATCAATAGAGATGACGTAATTGCTACCCCTACTAACAACCTTAGAAATGATCCCTGTGTTAACGTTTTCAACGAAAGTACCTACTGCGAAAAGATCGTTTTCAAAATATGCTTCCCTTAGACCTTGAGGATCTAACTTAGGAGCAATCTCATACAAATCATAGGATGCCTCAGCGAAATCGTCAAACGACTCCTTAACATTCATTGATTGTCTCAATGTAAGATATAGGGCTTCTTTATCTTTTTTTGATAATTCTTTAGAAACACCCTTACTGAATGTGTCGGAATCATCTTCTATCGCTGCTTTACGCATCTTGGATGCAGACATACCTTCTACACCTTCAGCATCAGGATCTCTACCACCTGCTGAAGTTACTTTAATATTTTCAAATGTATATAAGTCACCATTATACTTGGATGCTAATGAATTAAATTCGCTAACTCTATCACCACCAACTACTAAGTTAACTTCACTATATCCGTCTTGGTCTAGAGCAGTAAGAACATCAAAGATGGTACGCATCTCACTATTATCAACTATTGCGTTAGCATGATCTGGATATGACAACTTCATAAACTTAATTTTAGTGCCAGCATCAAGGGGATTCTTCTTAGCATCCTCTGTCCTTGATGGGTAAATTCTATACTCTCCACCAGATGACTTTGCTTCCCTTGCTACTCTATCAATGAGTCTCTGGTGCCCAATAGTCGGGGGATTAAATCTTCCAAAAGTAACAGATATGCTACCTTGATCGACCTTGCCCTCGCCTCCTCCAGTTTCTTCTCCTCCATTCTGTGTAGGTTCCTCCTTCTGTTTATCTGTAATAGGTAACAGTTTACCATCCTTACTAAAGTGAGTTACATTACCCTTTTGGTCGGCATACTTTCCGTAGCCCACATGTGTAAGGTTTAATTTCTGTGCTGTTTTAGCAGCAAATGATCTTTCGGCTTCAACTAGAAAAGCACTAAAGTTTTTCATTCGTCCAATTATTTTTGAGATTAAAGTTTGCTTTACTAAATGTTAGTCTGTCTACAATCTTCACAGGATGTTCAGCAACAGTGACGAATCCTTCGTGTTCCGTAGGTTCACCATCTATGTAGCATGAAACGCTTCCAGTAACTTTGATGTTTTCAAGTAAACGTTCTTTCAGTTGGAAGAGCATATACCACACTTTGAAAGTAGTAACATTAACTTCACACTTATATTTAGCATCTAGTGAGTCATACATTTCCTGAGGACGCGGAATTCTGCCCGCACGAATGAATGAATTGATATGTTTAAGGATATGAGGACGTGCTTTAGCAGAAGGAATTTTACAACGTGCTAGTCTAAGCAACAGTTTGATCCAATTAAAATCTGGTAGTTTAGTGATATGTGCATCCGCTTCATTACTTCCTAAGAACTGGCAAGAATCTTCACCGTAAATATTAATGCCACCGTACCCGATAGCATCAGGAGATATTTCTGTGTAAGCAGTATGTGCAGCAAGGACAATACGACCATAAGTCTTTTGATCGAAACGATACTCCAAAATGTTAGGACGATAAACCATCCCACCAGAGACCCCAATGAAGTCAGCTTGGACAATACCACCGATGCGAGGAAGATGATGCAAACATAAACGAAGAATGTCTGCCAAACATCCTTTGTAATGCGTGTCAATGTCGGTCTGATCATAACAAATTTTTACTTTTATTTTATTGAATACAGACTTAGTTCCAACAAAGAACTTACCATTACGAGGATCAGTTCCAAAGACTATAGCAGGTGCACCATCCCATTTGACAGACAACTTGGGATTGTTCATCACTTCGTTGACAGCATTAGTCACTTCCCTACGACCAAAGAAAACTAAGTCTTCAAGGTGGTCAAGGTGTTTGTTGGGCATGTCGTCTGTGTCTATACCATTAGTATAGCACTCCAAAGTAGAATCCATAGTGTAGGTGTGCCAGTTTATAAAGTGTCTACCAAGGATCTCCAGACATTTTCATACTACTTGCTAGTTTCTCAGACTCATATTTAAACCTCATCTTTAATATCTTTTTATTACCTGCCTTAACTCCAATAGATTCATTACCAACTTTTTCAAACATAATTTTGTTTTCCATAAGTGCTTTTAACTTAGGGTTGTTTAATGGATCTTCTATATCAGCAGTAAAAGGATTCTTAGTTCCTTTACCTGTGACCTTTACATATGGAGGATACAAGTCTGCACTGGCATCAATCCAACTCTTCATAATATAAGTCCTTCTCTTTCCTTGGTCAAGTTTGTTTACTGTTTTTAACATAAACTCTCTCATCTCATTTAAAACTGCTTGACCAACCTTTTCAGTAACCATCTTGGTTGCCTTATTTTTTCTGATCGCACTCTTTCTACTACTTGCTGATTGAGGTAGATCAAAGTCTTTAACTATTTCTTTTATTGCTCTCTTATTAATATCGTTTAAGTCTATTCCCAAATCCTTTTCTACAGTACCTACACCAGGATTCTTAAATCCTATATCACCTTTACCAGATGTTGACTTGGCAGATAAACCAAGAAACCCACCACGTTTGAACTTGATCAAAACGTCAGTAGGATTTTTTTTCTGATTAACATCTACACCAACTACCGCTTTAAAAGAAAAGCCAGGTCTTGCTGTCCAATATACTTTTTGAACACCTTCATAACCATGCTTCTTTGCCCACATTAGAAAGTCTTTAGACATAACAGTAGCACGACCAACTTGCTGAATGATTTGTTCCTCAGTAAGAAGTTCTACCTTTTTCTTGTATTGTGATTCTGATGCAGAGTCAGGAAATTTATTTTTGTTTAATGCAAAAGCACAATATATTTCATTGACATCTGCTAGGTCTGTATTCCGTGCCATTAGTTACGCAGGTCTCCACTTAATTATTTATGTTCTTCTCAAAATTTTCTAGTGCAGCATCTATAGCATCAACTGGTTGGGTCATATTCTTTTCTATCTGTTCTTTTCTTGCATTTCTTATAAACATATGTTCTATACCCACGAGATGATTTACATTCCATATGTCTATCTCTCCATGTAGTGTTTCTTTAGGCAATTCCACTTGTTCTGCCTGTGCTGCAGCACACCATGCTACTGCAGCGATCATCATAGAAGCATAGATTTTTATCATACCCATTCTGGTTTGCGTGTTGGATCACGAAGATAATTAGTTGATACCCAAGGTTTAGATGCAATGTATCTTTTATATGCAGTAAAGATATCAATACTTGTATCGTATTTAAACTGATCAGGACCTGCAAAAGCAAAGTCTGTAGGAGGAGGACAATCATCAAAGATGATATCAGCACACTCAATAGTATATTGACAACTGTGTGTCTTATTATATCTATGTGTATACTCAGCACATAAAGCAAGTCCGTGGTCAATCAACCAACGAAAATTTGTTTGTGCCCAGATAGTACAAGGATGATTACGGAATGCACCTTTGTCTGTTTTGTATGGTGAACCATCTACTTTAGGTAGAACACCAAAACCATGACCCCACTTTTCTGATGCAACAATAGATAGCATCTGACAAGTTTCTAGGGGCATTTTTACGACGTGCTTGTCGGGAAGAACCTGTGCCGATGCAACAGGATCTGGGGAAGTAACGAATATGTTCATGCGTTTAGTCTAACGCATCTAGGTTAGAAAGTCTACCCTTTGGTTTTTCTTCTGTAGCAAATCCAACAGGTTTAGTTTCATTAGCTCTATTGTATCTAACTATAGAAGTCAAGGCATCCATGACTTTTAAAATTTCTTCTGGTTTAGGATCTTCACCTAGTTCCCTTGCAACATAATAATACTTGTCAAAGAACTCTTCACCAATTTCTATAAAATCTTTAACTGTAATTTTTTCACTCATACATCACCGTCCTGACGATTCTCAGAATAGTGTACATCAAACTCCCCACCAGGATATCTAGACTTAAGTTTATCTACATTCATTTCAATAATTTCTTCTGGTGTAGTGTCTAATAGAATACATGCTTGGATAAAATACCACATGATATCACCTAGTTCACGTTTCATATGAAATAGATTTTCTTTAGTAACTGGTTTACCTTGGAATAGTATCTTCTTTACTATCTCAGTAAACTCACCTGCTTCAGCAGATAGTCCTAATGCAGCAGTCAATGCTCGATGACTATTAAAGTCTTTAGAATATAGTTCAACTAATCGCAGTTGAAATTGACCACCATATTTACTCTCTTGAGACGTAACAGCGTCTACAAATTCAGTATACTTTTTGAAATCAATCATACTTTAGTTCTTTAAATGATTTTTTAGCGTTGAAACGTTTGACAAGATCAACCTTCTCTTCTTCTTGTCCAGAGTTAACAAGGTCGTCTTGAGCAGACTCCTCTACATCATACAATCTCATCTTCGCTCTGTCAATACCTATACAAAATCTCTTATTCATTGTAGGGTCGTTGTATCTATTCTTCAGTTGCTTGACCATAATCTGATTCATCCCTTCTAACTCTTCGGTAGAAATAAGAGCAAACATAAGGTCAGCAGTTGCAGGGAGACCGAAAGACTCACTTGTGTCAGTAAGATCAACATCACTACTCCCAAAACCCGCACGAGTAGTCTGAGTAGCAGAGACGATTGGTACTTTAGTCTCAACTGCGAGACCACGGAGTTCTTCAGCAATAGCTTTAACATAGGTATATGAGTTTACTATAGATCCTTTATACCTCTGTGAAGCACAGATGTTTAGATAATCTACAAATATTATATCAGGTTTTATACTTCTTTTCAAAGCGAGGTCACTAAGTAATGATTTAAAATGTCCTACATGTGCAGACGCAGTAGGGTATTCTTTAATGATTAACTTGCCTTGTGTCTTCTTACTTAATGATGATATCTTTTTCTCAAACATTACTTTAGGAAGATCAACTATTTTTTGAATGGGTATATTCAAAAGGTTAGCATCTATTCTTTCGGCAATCTTTTCTTCAGCCATCTCAAGGGTAATATAAAGAACATTCTTACCTTGGAGTAAACAAGAAGCAGCAACATGACACATAAAGAGAGACTTACCCACCCCAGTACCTGCAAGAGCAATATTGAGAGTCTTGTTAGGAAGACCGCCTTTTGTAATCTTGTTGAAGAATTCCAAATCGAACGGAATCTTCTCTTCTTTTTGATGATAGAACTCATACCTTTCTTCTGCATCTGACATGTAATCATGACCAACAGACTGATCGAAAGATACTCCTAACGCTTCCGAAAGAATCGAAGGAATAGCACCTTTATCTTTCTTGGAATCCTGTCCGTCAGCAATCTTAACAGATTCCATAAGCGATAGGTAGATCGCACGCTCTTGACACCACTTTTCTGTAGTATCCACGAGCCAATCGTATTCCGAGGGATCATTGGAAAGGACATTTAAAACCTCAACTGTTTCTTTAAATTGATCTTCGGATAGATCACTTCTTTCTTGACATTCAATACCAAGGGCATTTAAAGATGGTAGTGCATCATACTGAGTTACATACTCATGGATTTCTAGAAAGATAACCTTATGAGATCTGTCAGTAAAATAATCTACCTTCAAGAAAGGAAGAACCTTCCGTGTATACTTCTCATTATAGAGAAGATTGCTTAGAATTGTGACTTCTAAATTCATAGGTAGTGTAAATAAGTTCCAACGATATACTTGTTGTCTGACTCAGGAGGTAGACCTGCATGACGGTATTGCCATGTGGAAGGAAACATAAGAACTCTACCTGTTTGAGGAGCAATCGCTTCTCCTAATCTAGGAAAAAATGTTTCTCCACCTACTGAGACATTGTTTAAGTATAGGAATAAAACTAAAAATCTGCGAGCAGAATTGTAGTCTCCTACATCAACGTGATCTTTGAATTGATCATGACCGTTATTATTATAATACTTTACTCGGTATTCTTCAAACGAATACCTTGAAGGAAAGTCAACCTCAACCTGTAAGGAGTTCATATACAACTGGATACAATCAACAAATACATCTTGTATTGTTTTTTGTATACTCATCCAAAGAGGATCTTTATCAAGATACCTCTGTGATATATTTACCTCAGTAAATGAAGGTCTTTGCTCACGATCAATAACAGTTTTATCTGTATTGTTGTACGCTTCAATTACAGAATCACAAAATGTTTTTTCAAACATTTGATCATACACCTTGATATAATCTTTTAGATTAGTTGCCATAGCGAAACTCCTTGGCAGCAGCTTCGTCTAATTTATTCATTACTTCTGTTGTGAAGTATTTGTCAGGATCCTTGAGAATAGCAGAAGGATAGACGCTAGACTCCCCAACAACAATACGGTTTCCCTTACGTTCAAAAACTCCATACTTCTCACCCAACTCCAGTAGTCCGTAGTACCTATCAAGTCCACGGTCAAAAAATAATCGAGTCTCGACACTTGAGTTCTCCTTCGTTAGTCTGGACTTCTGGGTTTTACATTTGATAATATTTCCAACAACTTCCTTACCATCTTTTTCCTTCTTCTTTGATAGATATACAATTGTTGATGCAGCGTATTTGAGTCCACTACCGCCTCCCATTTCTTTAGTTGGAATGTATGCACCTACCACATCATAAGTATGATTGGTAACAAGTAAGGGAACTCTTGCTTTCCCTAACTTTAAGGTTAGCACACGGAAGATAGATTTGACAACTTGTGCACGAGTCATGTCACGAGTCTCTTTACCTGCTTCAGAGTCTTCTATCTCCTTACTGGTAGAGAGCATACCTAATGAGTCCAGAACGAACATCATAGGTTTCTTATCATCTAACTCTGTATATTTATCAAGAATTTTAATTGCTTGAGTTCTAAATTGTTGTACTGTAGTAACAGGCACAATCATCATTCTATTAGAATCAATACCTCTATCCTCAATCATCTGTTTGCTAATAGCAGATTCAGATTCAAAATAGATTACGCCAGCATCTGGATTACTCTCAAGGAAATGTTGAACAATGCCAAGGCAAAAGAAAGTCTTACCAGTACTGCTTTCACCTGCAATAGCAGTGATCTTGTTTCCAGGGACTCCACCATAGATAGATCCACTAACGAGAGCGTTAAACACATAAGAACCAGTGTCAATGTAACCGCTTGTGTCACCAGCTGCCACTCCATCACTAACGAGAGTTGCGTATTCATTGTCGATCTCCTTAACTATGTCTTTTAGAAAACTCATTCTGTAACTGTCAATAATTTAGTAATAAAATTAGAACGTTTCATTGCACGTTCAAACCACTGTGCTTCCTTGATATCATTAAAGGTTTTAGATCTGGCATGTTCGCCTGCACCAAATGCTTTCTGATACTCTACAAGGTAAATTGCTTTTTTCATCCAAATAAAAACTCCAGAGATGCTACTTTTTCGGGTTGCCACCCAATAACATCCATGATGACCTTAATTGGATCAAGGAAGCTCTTGTTAAATTGTAGTTCATAGTCCACATGTTTGTCAAGTCCAAATTCGTTTGGAAATGTATTTAAGTAACTAATCACGTTTTCACCAATTTTGTTAGGAGTCTTTAGATAAACAAATTTAATCTTTTCACCGTCTTGAATTAGAGGATACTTATGTGTCAATTTATTTTTCTTGTTATGAAAGTTGTACAGCAGTGCACCACGCACATGAATGGGTGTGCCTTTACTATAAACACTCGATGGGTTAGACCATTTATTTAGATTATTGCAACCTCTAGGAAATGAGATATCTTCGATTGGTAATTCTTCAAAGTGAGTTTTGAAATTAGATACAAACTCTTGTGCTGCTTCTTCATCCTCGTTCATAATGACTGTAAGACAATCTCTGATTGAGTTTCTACAGGCAGCAGGTGTTGAAGATTTAACACACTCAATACCCATAACCTTAAGTTTAGGTTGAGTATACCTAACACCTTCACTATCCCATACATTAAGAATGTAACGTTTCTTCGCAGTCCAGATGCCCTTGTTAGCGATGTTCTCTCGCTTCATGACCATCTTTTGATCATACGCTCCTACATAGTCGGCCAACGCTTGGTAAGAACTTTCAATATATTTCTCAAGTTCCAACTTACAGATCTTATCAATGAACGTAACGATGCTCTCAGCATTCGCTTCTCTCCCTTTGTATACACTTTGAACCAAAGGACCGAGATTAAGATATATGCTATCAGTATCACTTGCAATGACATAATCCTCCTCCGTTGTTTTAAGTAGTTTATTTAGATACTCATTCATCCGTTGTTCAATCCAACGAATACTTACCTGTCCTGAGAGCGTGATCGCTTCAGCGTTCGCAAGATTGTAGTATCTGAAGTATTGGTTGCCGATAGCACCGTAGGCAGAGTTAAGTTGGATCTTTCTTGCCATTTGGATGTTATTAAATTTAGCAATATCTTTTGAGAGTCTATCGGATGATTTTGTTTCATTCTCTTGCTTTGCTATTAACATCTTCTTTTTATATATCGTGCGTTCATCATAGATCTTCTGCATCATCTCTGGAAGGAAACCATGAATGTCCTTACGATATTGTGCACCATTAGCACATACAGCAAACTTTCCATCAAAATCAATCTCTTGTTTTAAGATCCTTTCAACGCTCGCACTGGGATGTCTAGTCTCCCAGAGGGTCTCTGGACTGATATTGTACTGCATAATAAGATGAGGATACAGACTGTTGAGGTCAAAAGAGACAACCCAATCATACTTTCCTGGTATCGGTTCCTTGACATAAGCACCTGCGTATTTTTCATCTTTTTTAGCTGCTGCCTGTCTAGGAGGAACAACTACATTTCTATCTGTAAGATAGTTATAGATCATTGTATCCCACATACGAACCTGTGAGTATACATCTTCAAAGTTAACCTTTGCGTCATAAGACATGGTGATTGCTAACTCTAGCAACTTCATCTTATCTTCCAGTCTGTCAATCAACTCAACGTCTTGGATGTTGTATTCCATAAACTTCTGCCAATCAGATGTGTAGAAGTCTTTGAAATTTTCATACTCACTATGGTCAACCTTACGTTGTCCTAGTTCCACAAAAGCAATGTGGTCTAAACGATAGGACTCTTGGTTACTATAAGTAAACTTACGGTAAAGATCAAGATAGTCAAGGATGTTAACCCCAGAAATGTCATAAGCATAATTTTTCCTTCCTTGGACATAAACCTCCCTCTCATTTGCACGATTCCAAGGTGACAAGGATTTCATCCACTTCTCACCAAGCACTCGATTAATTCTTCGAGCTATGTATGGCATATCATACAGGTTAACATTCCATCCTGTCAAGATGTCTGGTGTATTTTCTGCCCACCACTTTAAAAAATTTGTGAGCATCTCTTGCTCTGTCCATGAGACGTTTAACGTTAACCCCTCTGGTGCATCAAATTCTTTTGTTGTCCAACTATAATACTTTTTAGTTATCATATCCTTTATAGTGATAGATAACATTTCTTCTGCTGCTTCTTCTACATTCGGGAATCCGTTCTCACATTGCACCTCAATATCAAGTGCATAGACTTTCATCTGGTTGATATCGTAATCTACATCTGTGGGAAACTGTTCCCTGATGTATTGATAAACGAATCTTTCATAACCATGAACTTCAAAGTTTTCTACACCATCATATGTTTTGATAAACTCTCTTGCTTCTCTTGCAGCACTGAACTTAACAGGAGAAACATATTTACCATCAAGTGTTTTAAACTTCTCTTTATTCTTAGACAAAACATAGAGGGTAGGAGAAAAGGATTCCCGATACTGTACGGGATTCCCATTTTCATACCCTCTGTATAAGATCGTATCACCAGCAAGTTGAATGTTGGTGTAAAAAGAACTCATAACTTTTTATACGTTTCCAAAAGTTTGGGTGAAGCATCTAGTATACTCAAGACATTCTCTGATGTCAAGAAAATATCTCGCTGTGCACTGAACTTAGGAAACGGTGTAATAGTTTCCTCATCAGTTACTTCATAACAATTTTCAATAAGAAGACTTGGCTCCTCATCAAGTTCGGTGATAGTGCCGATTAGATACTCATTCCTTTGTTGTAGAAGTATCAACTTCACTACTTGTTGCTGTAGTTCCTCCTCCATCTGCCTCCACTAATTTGTTGTACTTGTCAATGACCTCTGGATAGGTCTCGTATGCTGTTACTACCTCTTCCATCTTCATAAGAATTTGTTTCTTACAAGATAGAGGTGTCCATGGTTTGAAGAAAATTTCTGGATCAGTAATCTTCTGCACTCCCTCCTGACCTTCAGTTTCAACTAAGAGTCTAGGTTGATCAACACCTTCTAACCATACATTGTATGGATGGTTCATTTGAAATGCAACAGCAGTTTCTGGTTTATCTTTAGTTGTTACCTCATAGAGATCACAAATAATGTCTTCACCATTTCTAGTTCTTACAATTCTTACGCTCATAAAAAAATAACGATCCTCCATATTATAAAAGGGGAACTGACATTTGTCAATCCCCCTTATCTATATGGTAATTACCACACGCATTTAAATTGAAAAGGTGTTATATTATACATAGTAATAAATACCTAGTCAATCATGAAAACATACTTCACAGCAATGTCACTATTCGCTACAGTTATTTGTGCAGTAGCATTTGCACCATCACTAGCATATGCAGGTCAAGTATCTTACTTCATGTAATTACTTACCAATCTTTTCAACAGCAGCACGAGACTTTTCTAGGATCTTCCCCTTCAAAGGAATAAATCCTAAACTAGATGCCTTATCCTGATACTCATCACTTAGTAGTCTACTGAGTGATGTTTTTATTGCTTTGGTATTTCTACCATTACCCTCTTCATATGCAAGTATCCAAGTCAAAGTCGCAATCGGATATGCTCCTTCTGCTTCTGGATTTGGATTTGTTCCTGCAAGGTTCTCATCAAGTTCAATACCATTAAGTGCCTTTGCTCCTGCATCAACTGATGGTTTTACAAAGTCACCCCACTTGTTTTGTAGTGCTGCTGCTCTAACAATGTCATCAATATAAGATTGGTTTACATAACCGATAGCACCAGGTGTATTCTTAATAACACCAGCAACACCAGCATTACCCTTACCACCCACACCTGTTGGCCAAGCAACTGACTTACCTGTACCTAATGTCCATGTAGGAGAGAATGCTTCCATACTATTAGTGAATGCCTTAGTTGTTCCAGATCCATCAGATCTATGTGCCCAAGTCATTCTCCGATCATCGCATCCAACTTCTTTCCAGTTATTAATAATTCCCATTGCAACTTCAACTGCCTGTTGTTGTGTCAATTTAAGATCACAACCAGGATTGTTGTATCCAAATGCAATAGTTCCACCTGTCATAGGTATCTGAACTAGACCACGTTTTACTTTGGCAATGTCACTATCTTTCATAGGATCATCAGATGCACCAAAGTTTACTGTCTGATCAATAAATGCTTTTCTTCCACTACCAGAACCAACTGCCTGATAGTTTACTCTTGGTCCACCTTTCTCCTTTGATAAATCGTAAAACCAACGACTATAGACCTTAGCAGGAAAGGATGCACCTGCTCCACTCAGTCTGGTTGATGCTTCTGCCATCGGTGTTACTGCGAACAGACCGAGCAGGGCAACTGCTAATGCTTTCATTTGTTTAAAAAAATACACTCACTTAATATAGCATAAGTGAGTGTTTTGTATCGTTAACTACAGATTAAGATCTGTATAAATTATAGTTAACCTATGTCATAGACTTGTCTTTTCTGATGATCAGGTATGATCTTTTGTAACTCTATTGTTAGCATTCCATTAACAAACTCGACTTTACCAAGTTCTACGTCATCTGATAGATTAAATCCTCTAGCAAATGTTCTAGATGCTACACCTCTATGAACGTATTCTTCTTCTTGTGTACTTGGATCTTGTTCTCTTGATTTGACTAGCAGTACGTTTTGTTCGGTTGATACTTCTACTTGATCTTTCGACCAACCTGCGAGTGCTAGTTCTAGTCTCCATTTCTCTGCGGACTCTTTGACAATATTATATGGAGGGTATTGTCCTTGTGGTGTTCCTGTACCATATGCATGTAATCTATTGAATAGATCATCATATCCTACGCTATAACGATTTACAGCGTTAAAAATTGAATCGACATCCTTAGATGTCCACTTTGTTAAACCAGTCATGTTGCTCCTTAAATAAGCGAGTTTAGTTGTGTGTCCCCGAAGGCGACATCATTATTTAACCATAGAAATACCGAAAAATAAACTGTACATTCCGAACCTAAAGGTAAGGATTAGCACACCTATATAGTTGTACGTCAATGCGTATAAACTCACAAAACAATGAAAAAGTATTTACCTCTCATTATGTTATTGACTGTAGGTGGTGCTGCCCATGCAGGTGGATTATCAACGAGACATCAGTCTAGTTTACAGTTAGTAGTTGAACCTCAAGTGGTGCATCAGACACGAATCGGAAACAGTTATTCAGTTTCTGGAACTAACGTGATCACATCACATACACCTGCTGCCTCTGGTAGTTCTGCTGTAGATGGTGGTATAGGTGTTAACACTTATAGTACTACTACAGGTCAGGGAACAGTTGGAACAATTTCTGGTGTTCAAAATGGATGCACAGGATCATCAACAACAAGTGGTGGTAGTGACTTAGCTTGCACAGGATCATTCTCCTTTGCACAATCTTGGCAACAAGGTGATAGCAATGCTGCTAGTGCTGCTAGTTGGGGAGACATAACCACTTACAGTGGTGGAACAGCAGGTGCTGGAAAACCAGGTACTATCACAAATGCTCATGTAGTTACACTTGACAATGGTGGTAGTGGTAGTGGAACGATTGCTGCAGGTAACTCCTTAACAGGGCAATTCGTAAGTGAAATAACAATATTCGACTAAATATCATGAGGAATAAATTTAAATTATTCCTTCTTGTTGCAACAGCTGGTGCTATAAACCCAGTCATAGCAGTGCCTGTGGTACCAAATTTCACTCAAGGCTCGATGACGACTCACACGGAAACGACTTCTACAGTGAAAGAGACCATAAATTCGATGGACTATAACACAGGCTACCAATTTTCTGTAACGGGAAATGGAATTACAACAACTGATAATCTATCACCTACAACATCAAGTAGTAATGTAACTATTGAGGGAGTGAATTCAACATGGACAGGAGTAGGGTCAACACCCACATTCACACAGACAACACCAGGTGCAGCGTTTCAATACACAGAAACGATGATGGGACCAGGGCTGACCAACCACACAATAATACAGAGAGAAACCACCGTCCAAAGCGTCACAGACACAACCAGTATTTTTCAACAATAGCGATATCCCTTGCTATCACTGGGTTTATGCCTAGTGTTCGTGCTGAAACTGTTGGTGGTGTGAGTGCAACAGCATCTCCAATCGCGAATAGTTCTGGCTCAGTGACCAACCAGGCAATACAGGTTTTACAAGGTCCGTATATAACAAACACATATGGTAATGGTATACAATGCCAAGGTCCTACCATGAACGTTACGCCATACGTTACAGGTACGGCATCAGCACAAAAACCATTTGAGTCATACTGGGATTCACCAGTGTATGACATGTCAGATTTAAATGATGATGGAGTATTAGATAATCCAGGTAATATTTTATATCACGTTCCTACAAGAACAGCACAGAAAGATAACTATAACTTCTCAGTTGGTGTGTCTGCTACATGGTCTAAACCATTAGATAAGAAACTACAGCAGCAATGTAAAGAGGCAGCAGCAGCAAACATAGCACTAATGAACCAAGCCGTAGCCAATAAACGTCTCGATTTTGAGATCGCAAGATTAAAAAATTGTGGAACTTTGATAAAAGACGGAATTTCATTCCATCCTAAGAGCCCATACTATAGTATATGTGCAGACGTTGTTGTACAGAATGTGAATAACATAGCTCCACATGCACATAGCATACCTAAAAAAAAGATAGGTAACGCCAAAGATCTAAAAACTTTATCTATCGGTAATCCTTAACGTTTGATAGGAGGTAGTCCTTTTTTCTTACGATATTCATCCGTCACAATATCTTGACGGGTTGGTTTAATAATTTTCTTACCTAACTTCTTCTTTATAGTAGTAGTTAGTTTTTTTATGATTGGTTTTATAACTTTCAATAGTAAAGGTGTGGCAGCAGCTGCGGCTGTTGCGACTACAGCAATTGATGCGGTAGTGCTGACTTGATTTGCAGTTGGTAAAAATTTTTCGACTACTGTAGTATCCTCATACAATACTACACAGGTAGTGCCTTGAAGTTCATGACCTACAACTCTCTCCTCTCCATTCTGAGTTAGGTCACCGACTCTAGGTTGATTAGGTGCAGGACATTCTGTCTCAGGTGGATCGATAGGTGGAACCTCTGGTGGATCTATGTCTGGAGATTCGGGTGGATTAACAACAGGGGGTGGAGGTGCTTCCATCTCCATAAGTAATTCATCTGGTTTAAAATCCATCGCATCATATGAAGGCACACCTGCATCACAGAATACTAATACATTATCTTCATCATCTTCAATAATCTTATCGCTTTTATCACTCTGCTCGTGTGCTTCTACACAACCAGGCATGTCAATAACAGGTGCACCTATTACAACAGTAGCAGGTGGTGCAGCAGGTATTGAATGTACAGGGTTACCCGTCAACCATTCTGGAACGTTCGGAATAAATACCGTATTATTTCCAATGGTTTTAATATTTACACTATTAAGTTGTGCTCTGATAGGTTGTATATTAGGTATAGTCACAGACTACCTCTAGCAGTTCTCGTTTAAGTCCTCTGCCATGGTGCCACCTATATCGGCTCCTTGATTACCACCAAACATTGCTATCCAACCTGCAGCAACCCAACCTATGAATGGAATACCACTCACAGCAGGTGCAGCAGCAGCACCAATGCTAGTTCCAACTAAGCGACCAGTTCCCTCTGCACCTCCAATTGCTTTGATGCATTCTTCTGATCTTGCAGAAACAATCTCTTCAGTCTGTTGTGGAGTCAAACCAGGTGGCATATCTATCCAAGATCTCTTGTTAGATACAGGACCGCCTTGATTGGTCTTACCATCTAGGAAATATTCTTCAGCAACCTTAGTTGTTTCATTTGATAGTCCTAAGAAACCACCCTTAGTCTTAATATCCTTAGTGATATATGCAGTCTTAGGATCGTTAGCCTGATAACTTATCTTATATCCATCCTTATTTGCTGAAACAGCATACGATGTATAGTCACCTACAGGTATATCTAAACTAGGTAACTGAGCTTCTTTTTCTCTTGTTGCAATATAACCTATCATTCCCAGATGGGATACTGCAAACAAACTACCAACTACACCAATTGATATCCATTTTACATTCATGGTAACCTCTTAAAAACTAGGAGCTGAAGGCACTGGAATTGCATCACCAGTTACATCTGGAATACCTGCGTCTACAAGACCAGGTAATGCATCACTGATTCCACTAGAAAAGGAACCTAATGCTTTCTCTTTGATGTCCTCTATGATGGCATCCTTTTGAGTATAAAGATAAACACCACCGCCAACAACGGTAAGAGATACAACGCTAGACGCAATAGCAAGTACATTAATAATTTTTTGCATGATAATTACTTAGTATCAGGGACAATTTTTACAGGACCAGATTCAATTCTGATAGTTTGAGCAGGTGCAGTCTCAGATGCCTTCGCAATAAGAAACTCCATATCCTTTTTGGATATGTTAGCACTAGCGTTTTCACCATTCTTTTTCTTTGAACCTGCTGCTTGGACTCCAAAAGTAGCTAAAGTTCCTGTGAAGACCGAAGCTATGAAAGTTGGATCCAGCTTTTGTTCTGGTATTTTAAATGCCTCTGGCAATTTAACATACGCTAATGTTAAAATTCCTGCGGACCAGACCAACACAGATAAGCGAACAAATGTACTAAGGATAGCAAGTTGTTCCTCTTTATCTTCAGCATGTTCTTTTAGTTTTCCAAGAAGACCTTTTTTAGATTCTTCTTTTTTAACTGCTTCTGCCATTATTTTGATATGATAACACTATACTATATATCACTCTACAACTTGACGTTTTTTCCCAATGTTATACTTAGACTCAAGCGTCCATTCTCCCTTCTCTTTGTATGCAATTACCTTGATTTGACTTAGGGGTGCAGCATCTTTAATGCTAGATTCCTTAACTATTTCTACCAATCCCCAATCAGATAGTAACTTAATAATCCTATTCCTTCTCTGTAGATCATTTTCTGAGAGGTTTGCTTTCTTACCATCTAGTGCAAACAACTCTTTAAAATGAACAATGTAATACTGTCCTTTCTTATGTAAGATATGGCATGATTGATATAACTTCCTTTCTTTTCTGGAGGCTACACCTATCCTTGTAAGGGTCTCACGAACTTTAAGGAAATCATCTGGTTCCTTTAAATTCACCTCCACCATTTCATTTCTATTCCACTGAACTTCTTTAAGTTCATTCATTTCACTGACCCCCTATGTTCAATTTATCTTTAATAAAAGTAATTTGCTGTGGAGTGAGTATCTCAAGTGCCTGTTTTGCTTTCTCATAGGAGTACCCATAATAACGCTTCACAAGTTCAAGATCATCAATCTTTTGTTTCTTACCCCAAGGTGAAAACCTTCTACGGCTTCTGACGATATTTATAAAAAAATCATATTGCAAACGATTATCTAAACCTGCATTCATATTCATCTCGTTAGCAAACATGACAGTATCTAGATGATGTGACATACATTTATTAATGACGTATGAAGGATAGTTCTTTTCCCAACCAGGATCTTCATCCTCGCCCATCAAATATTGTTTAGAGTAATTGAGTGAGTTTAGATAATCCTTAAGAGGATAATTAGATGACATAATTTAGAAGAAGTAGTTCTTTTCGCTGTTGTTGATCTGACATGTATTCACCTACAGATCTCATGGTGTATGTATGATCATATTCTGTCTGCTGCCAACCTTCAAAACGATTCTTTACTAGATTAGAAGAGTTGTAAGAAATCATTTGATCACATTGATATCTATCACACCTAGTTGCAAACTTGTCATGATCAAATCCTACATGCATTGTGCCTCTCTTACCGTACAAGTTTGCTTTAATATCATATGGAGGATCTAGATATACAAATACATTCTCATCATTTTCATAAAGTTTTTCATATGATAAGTTTGTAATCTGCCATTTACGAATGACTTGACTATAATACTGAAGTCTTTCAATACCTCTCATTGAGAAGTTTGAATCTGATGCCTGTGGACTAAAAGAAGATGATTCAGATAGACCACTAAACGAACACTTATTAACAACATAAAATGCGACTGCTCTATGAAAGGGGTCGCATTCGTTTGGTTTCTTTTCTAAGTATTCTTTTGCTTCAATAAACAATCCTCTTGCACTACCCCTATCAGGATACCTAGTTTTTAGTTCAGTTAATTCTTTTGAAAGTTTATCACCACTTACTTGTAGTGTCTTCCAAAAACAATACAAGGGTTCATATAAATCATTGACCCAAATATCTAAATGTGGGAACACCTGAGAGATGTATAATGATACAGATCCACCACCTAGGAATGGTTCTCTAAATTCTGTATAGTCTGTAAAGTCTGGAAAAAATTGTGCCATCTTTTTAATAGCACGAGACTTACCACCAGGATATCTTAGAGGAGTTTTTAAAGCAGTCTTAGTAATCATTCGACAATAGTCATTCCCCAATCCTCTGGAGTAGGTGGTGTCATAGGAGCGTAGTATCCTTTTTGTCTTTTAATTGGTTCAGTCATAATTTCAATCGTTTCTTCAAACCATCTATTCATAGACTGTGCCATAGAGCGATAGGAAGAACCAACATACAGTTGACCTCCAACAACAGATACTGTTGCTATACCCCAGAAAGCATAATACCATCTGGATTTTACTTGTGCTCTCACTTTATCTCTTTTGTTAGTCATCGTGTTCATCCCATTGATCAGTAAGACCTTCGTTATTGAAGAATGCTCTGTATACCCCAAACCCAGATAGTAGAACTAATATTACTAATATAGAAATACCAAAGGTTGCATTTGGATCAGCGTTATAGTGAGGTATGAGGGCATTACATTTAGTCCAAGTACCAGGTAGAGTATATACTGGTGGACATGATATAAAAAGATTCATTTAAAATTACACTCCAACATTATTTGTGTTAAACATGCGAGAAGATTTACTTCTTGGTCTACAACGAAAGCAGACTTGTATTGATACTCAGCAATAATTAAAACTGCTGCTGCCACACTAGGACCATCCATTGTAGAAGATGCATTATCATACAACTTCCTCATGATAGATACAGGATCGGCATCTAGATTAGAATGAACCCACTTCTTGACATCATTGAACTTTTTAGTTTTCAATGCAGTAACAAGTGCATCCATATTAGCATCACCTAATGCTGCTAGAATTCCAGTATCTATAGCACCAGTTGATGAATACTTTTGAAGTTCGTTAAGAGTTCTTCTAAAGTCTGGAAAGTATTTGTTAACAACTTCTGCAACAACCTTATCAGAGAATGATACATCCTCGGCAGTAAGGATACCCTTACATCTTGCAAAGAATGCTGCTGCAAGTTCTTGTTTAGTTTTTCCTCTTACATTGAATTCAATAACTGTAGTTCTACTATGTAGAGGTTCAATTATACGATTCTTAAAATTGCAAGTAAATATAAACCTACAATTTTTTTGAAACGTTTCAATGTTTGCTCTTAATAGAAGTTGAACATCAGGAGTAGTATTGTCTGCCTCATCAATGATAAGAACTTTATGCTTACTTGTAGAAGTAAGTGATACAGTAGAAGCAAAATTACTTGCTTGATTTCTTACTGTATCTAAGAATCTACCTTCGTCAGAACCATTGATAACATAGAAGTCTGCCCCTAACTCAGTGCATAATGCTTTTGCAATAGTTGTTTTACCAACACCTGCAGTACCTGAGAGTAGGAGATTTGGTATCTCTCCTTGTTTTACGAAACCCTTAAAGGTTTCTTTCACATCTGATGGAAGAATACAGTGCTCAATATTCTTTGGTCTGTATTTCTCCACCCATAAAAAATCACTTGACATTAGGAATTAGGTTCTAGTGCGATAAAGTATTTGATCATATCACCTTCAAAGAGAGCAACGTTTTGCTTACTTACAGTGACATTATAATCTCCTTTAATAAGTTTTAGATTTTCAACTTTAAAACAGAAACAAAATTCATCATCAGTCTTACCAACATTAACAGAAAAAGTATTGGAAGTTTCATTCTTCTTATCGGTTAACTGTAATCCCATTTCACCTTTACTTCCAACCAGACAAAGATCTGAAAGAGAATAAATGCTTGCAACTCTTTGTAGTTTGTCTAGATCAACAGAACGGAGACGAAACTTTACATCCTCAGATGGAAGAGTAATCTCACGCTCTGGTGGTTGAGTGATAATATCTGGGTCAGCATAGAAAAATCTAGACTTGTAGATTCCAGAACTATCACTTACAGTTACAAAATTCTCGTTTGTCGTATCAATCTTAGGTGCATCTAAAGTATTCAAACCTCCAATGAATACACCCAAATCATAAATTGAAATCTGTGAATCAAACTGTTCTTCAACTTCTGCAATAGCAAGAATATTTTTATTAATACTCAGAGTTGAAATTGTGTTACCTGGTTTGATAACAATAGATTTATTAATCGCACAGAAGTTTTTTAGGACTTCTAGTGTTGGTTGTGAAATAACGGTCATCGGTCGTAGTCAACTGAAAATGATGTAGGATTGTTTGCTGCTGATGCTGTTGCTGCAGCAGACTTGTCATTGAAGTGAAGGAGCAACATTCCATAATGAATGATCTTAATGATGTCTTTTCTTGCTGTCCCTTTTCTGTCGTAACGTGATGCATACTTAAGAACGTTACTTCTACAGAATGCTTCAGCGTCTCCAACAGAATCAATAAGGTCAAGAGTCTGAACGTTACCGACAGAATAATGACCTGTATATGTGTTTCCGATATAATCGGAGATTTCTTTGAGGATTTCATCCTCGCTGTACTTTCTCATAATATAGAGAGGGTATGTCTCAACCCTCAGTATACTCTAGTTCTTCTTGTGCGTCAACCTTTGTATAGAGATCAAGGAATGATTGCTTAGTATCATCATCGAAACGGTTGACACAATTAGTGATTGCAGTCAACTTGTCTCCAAAGATTGAATACGCTTGAACAATGTGAACCAAACGACGAGTTGTAATAACTTCATCAACACCACCGTCAAAGAATGTCTTACGGATAACACCTGCCCACTTGATAAGCATTTCAGTGAACTCTGCATCACATCCTTGATTCAATAGAATCTTGCTTTCGATAGCAGCAGATGGGTACTCTTGCTCAAAGGTGATTGGGAATCTTTCTAGGAATGCTTCATTAAGAACATTAGTTCCTACGAAACGTCCATCATCAGAACCCTTACCTTTAGTATTTGCAGTTGCAATAACGTTGAATCCGTTAGCAGGTTTTACATAACGTCCAATCTTTTTGAGGAATACACCTTTACCTTCTAGGATAGATTGTAGACATAAGATCTTGTTTGATGCTAGATCGATCTCATCTAGAAGTAGTATAGCTCCCCTCTCCAAAGCTTCGACCACAGGGCCGTTGTGCCAAACAGTGTCGCCATTAACAAGACGAAAGCCACCAATAAGATCATCTTCGTCTGTCTCGATGGTGATGTTGACACGAATTAACTCCCTATTAGTTGCTGCACACGCTTGCTCAACCGATAGAGTCTTACCGTTTCCAGAAAGACCTGTAATAAATACAGGGTAGAATTTATCGGATGAGATAACTTTACGAACAGACGTGAAATTACCAAAAGGGACATAGGTGCCATCTTTATCTGGGATGTATGAAACTTCTTTTGCAGGTTTTGCAGATGGTTTCTTAAAGCACTCTTCAATCTGCTGAGTGGTAAGATTCCATTTGCCTATACCTGATTTATAAGACTTTAACCTCTTACAAGCAGTAGCATAAGATACGCTTAGTGACTCTGCTGAATTACGAATGTCAGAACATCCTACCTCAACACCAACATTATCAGTTAAGTGTTGAACGAGTTGTTCGGTTGTCACAGGATTAGGTTCAAAAGGCATGGGTCTTGTTTGTTTGTATACATTAAGTATAGCAGTTATATCTGCTATGTGTAAGGGGAGTGGACAGTTTGTTAATCGAACACTGCTGTCACACTCATCACTTGGCAATCAGGATTGCGTGATTCCGCTATCTTTTTAGCGTGATCGTAGTCTCTGCATTGTACAACCTCGTAGAAGATTGTACCTGCAGTGAATAGTTGGACTTTACATTTCATGCTATTTGCTCGATAAAGGCATTAAGGATTGTTTTGTTGGTCATTTTAGAACCCATGTGCTTTTTGAATGCACGTTGTAGTTCTGCTTTGGTTGCAACTTCGCCTTTAGTTTTAACTTCAAGGTCTTCAGTTCCATAACCAGTTCCCCTATCAGGGATGTAGAAAGACTCAGTAAAACCTGCTTTCTTTTTGATGATAGCAAATTTGTTTTTCTTCCACTCTTTGTCAATTTGGTCAGCGAAATCTTGCTCAAAGGTTATTGAACGAACGAGTCTCATTAGTTCTCCTTTACTGCAGATACGAATACCAACCCAGTTGTAATCAGTAATCTCTCTCATGTAACTAACCAGAGTTTGAGTAGTTTCATAAGGACTACTGTTGAGTTTACGAGTGTATCCAGTCTCAGGGTCACGAAGGAAGAATACTTTTCCATGTGAATGTTGAACACTTGAGATACGGAACTCATCATCCCTATAGTAATAACCATCATCCTCTGAATACTCTCTCATGTAACTCATAGGATTTGACTCTCCATCAGTTAGAGATACAACGTTTACTTTAGTAACACCTTCAACTCTTTTTAGTTCAGCAACAATTTTACGAGTGCACATCATTGCTTCTGCTAGAGGAGTGCCACCTAGTCCATACTCTTGACAGTATCTTAGACGATAACCATTCATTGCAAATGCTTGAGTATAGAGTAACTTCATAGACTCCTCAAGTGATCTTTTGTTTTGACGTGATGAGAAGAACTCAAAGAGTTTGAAAGAATTATCAAAGGCAAGAGAGTTTGCTTTTGGAGTTACACCCTCATGCATCTTACTCTCTCCGTATCCACCATAACTGTATCCACTCTGGAAAGCATATACACGGAATGGGATTTGTGCTTTACGACAAAACCATACTAAGTTGAATACTTGTTTGATCGTATCTAAGAGAACATGATTCATAGAACCAGACCAGTCAAGATACATTACTAGACCATGATTCTTACCCTCAGGAACTATTGTGACTTTCTTGAAAATGTCATCAGTTAGTTTGTATTTGTAAAGAGTGTTAGTGTTGATAACACCAGTTTTAGATATTGCTGCTCTCTTGTACTCATCAGCAGACTTTCTCATTTCAAATTGTTTTAGAAGATAGTTGACAGACTTCTGTGCACCTTTCTTGTATTTCTCATAGTGATCAGCAGCATAATCTAGATTCGACATGTAATGATCTAGTGCTTCTTTATCTGAGAATGCTTGACCGTAGAAGAAATATCTAAGATCTTCTTGAATTTTGTCATGAGGAACAATGATCTTGTTAAGATTAACTTCTGGAAGAGTTAGATAAACCCACTCTCTTGCATCTTCATCAACAAGAGTTTCGATAGATTCTGCTAATGCTTCCTCTGTAATACTCTTAGTCTCATCATGACTAGAAGTCATTTGATTACCACCAATACCATTTGGTCTAGTTGTATCTAATGGTTGTGTATCCTCTGAAGAGTTAGTATCAGATGAATCAGAAGATGGAGTTGGTTTAGTTTCACCATTACTATCTTGATTCTTCATATCTATTTCTCTCTCAATCTCTTCGCCTTCTTTACCTTCTCCATCCTCTTCATACATAGCATCTTCTAGTTGATCTAAAAGATCTTCCATTTCATCAAATTTTGGTTTTGCATCTTCAATCTTTTTAGCATGACCATACATTTCGTTAGCAAGGTCAACTACATCTTGGAATGTCTTAGTGGTAGAAACTCTATCTACCCAATGCTGTTCGTCCTCTTGGAAAGGCATTGAACGATTGCCTTTGAAATATAGATTGATACGATCGATCAAAGGAAGAGTCTCTAGTTCTTCATGCTTTACACCAAAGAAATCATCATTCCAGAGTTCTGCATAACCATCAAAGAAAGACTTACGAAGACCAGGATATGTCTCCTTCATCATCCTTTCAATACGAGCATCTTCTATAACGTTTACAAATGCTTGAGGAGCGTCTCCAAAGGGATCATTAGGGGTGTAGAGAGCGTGTCCTACTTCATGCCCTACTAGAAGGTCATATACAGTGTTAGAAGCAGTCTTCCAGATTGGGAGGATCAAGAGACGCTTGTCAACATCGAAACAAGCAGTAGAAACTTTACGGTGCTCTACAGTTAGGTTCTCAGTTGCTAGTAGTTTAGCGAGGGTGCCTTTGACTTCTTGATTTATCATCGTGTTTGTTTGTTTATACTATTATTATAGCGGTTCACACGACCATTGGTCAACCCAGTGGACACTTTTTCAACTGTCTACGAGCAGGCACATACCAAATTTCTATCTCCATGTACATTATCTATACGATTAACTGCTGGCCAAAACTTATTTTTTGGTTTATTAGGGAAGACTGCTTGTTCTCTGGTGAATGGATAAGTCCATGCACCACATATTTCTGACTGTGTATACGGTGCATTCTTAACTATCTCAGGGCATTCATCAATCTCTTCTCGTATCATTGACATTGCTTCACCAAATCTTTCTAACTCTTTAAGAGATTCTGATTCAGTTGGTTCTACCATCATAGTTCCTAACACTGGCCAAGACAATGTAGGTGCATGAAATCCATAATCCATAAGTCTTTTAGCAATATCCTCAGCAGTTACTGGTAAGTTACGACAATCAAAGATACATTCATGTGCCACTCTACCATTCTTTGCTTTATATAATACATCAAAATATGGTTCTATCTTCTTTGCTAACCAGTTTGCATTTAACAATGCTATTTCTGTTGCCTCTCTAAGACCATCAGCACCCATCATTCTAATATACATCCATGTGATAGGAAGAATACTAGCACTTCCTTGAGTTGCTGCAGATACTCTTTGATTAACAAAAGGTGTTAAATGTGCTGCTACACCAATAGGACCTACGCCTGGTCCTCCACCTCCATGTGGAATACAGAATGTTTTATGTAAGTTTAGATGACATACGTCTGCACCATACTGACCTGGTTTACAAAGACCTACCTGTGCATTTAAATTTGCACCATCAAGATACACTTGACCACCAAACTCATGTACGATCTCACATATCTCTTTGATAGTTGTTTCAAATACACCATGAGTAGAAGGATATGTAATCATACAACCTGCTAATTCATCTGTATCTAAACATGCTTTTATTCTTAAGTCATGTATATCTACGTTACCATCACTATCACAATCTACAGTAACAACTTCCATACCTGCCATGATACAGGTTGCAGGATTAGTTCCATGTGCACTCTTAGGCACTAAGATCTTCTTACGTTTAAAATCTCCATTCGCTTCATGATACGATTTAATTGCAAGTAGACCTGCATACTCACCTTGTGCACCTGAGTTAGGTTGTAATGAGATTGCATCAAACCCTGTGATATCACATAACCAATCTTGTAAATCACACATGATTTGTTCATAACCAAGTGCTTGTCCTGGTGGAACAAATGGATGTATATTATTAAACTGTTCCCATGATACAGGCATCAGTTCTGCTGCTGCATTGAGTTTCATAGTGCAACTGCCAAGTGGCATCATTCCATTTACTAATGAATAATCCTTAGATGATAATGAATAGATGTATCTCATCATATCAGTTTCACTATGATAGATATTAAATACTTCTTGAGTCAACCAAGATTCTTTTCTATAAGGAATACTCATCCATTTGTATTCTCCTACTGAATCTAGGACATGGTTTACTGTATTCTCTCTATGAGGAAACTCTACTTGAGTGTCTATTATTTGATGTAATTCAATTAATGTTGTACACTCATCTAAAGAAACAATATTCCAACCATCCTCATGTCTCACATTAAAATCTTCTATCATAAAGGAACTTCTCCATCTGACGGTATCAAACCCTTCAGATTCATCAACCTCATATCCGCACCACTTCAATGCTTTTTGTAGCGTTTGCCTATATCGTAATACTCTGGTTGCTATTCTTTTCAGACCTTCCGCACCGTGATAAGCAGCGTAAAAACCTGCCATATTTGCGAGGAGTGCTTGAGCAGTGCATATATTGGATGTTGCTTTGTCTCTTCTTATATGTTGTTCCCTTGTTTGTAACGCTAATCTTAATGCTTGATTTCCTTCACTATCTACCGACTGCCCAACAATACGTCCAGGAATCTTACGTTTATATTTCTCAGTGGTTGCAAAGAATGCTGCATGAGGTCCTCCATATCCCATAGGAACTCCAAATCGTTGCATACTGCCGACTGCGATATCAAATCCCATCTCTCCTACAGGTTGCATCAATACCTGACATAGAGGATCTACTACTACAATCTTAGTAACATTATAAACTTCTGCACATCTTAGTAATCCATCTGGATGTTTTATATTACCATGATTATTTGGTAGTTGAATTAACATACCAAATGCCTCACCTACATCCTGTAGATCTACAGTTTCTGTATCTAGTGGACGTATTGTAATACCTAATGGTCTCGCTCTGGTCTGTAATACCTTTAATGTTTGAGGAAATACTTTACTATCTACAAGAAACACATTTTTCTTAGATGAGTTATATGCTAGTATCATTGCCTCTGCTGCTGCAGTTCCTTCATCTAACAGGGAAGCATTTGCTATTGGTAGACCAGTTAGTTCTGTAATTAAAGTTTGAAAATTAAATAGTGCTTCTAATCTACCCTGTGATATCTCTGCCTGATATGGTGTGTAAGATGTATACCATGCAGGATTTTCTAATACGTTCCTTTGAATAACAGGTGGAACTATTGTACCATAATATCCTTGACCAATTAAACTTCGTTTAACTTTATTATGACTTGCAATGTCTTTAAGTTCTGCTAGTGCTTCTGACTCACTACATCCCTCTGGTAATTTAGTGTCACCACGAAGTAGTATAGAATCTGGAACTATCTCTCTTACTAATTCATCTATACTAGACAGACCTAAATCCTCTAGCATCTGAGTTTGTTGTTCCTTTGAAGGACCTATGTGTCTTCTGACAAACTCACTAAGAGTCTTCTGACATTTTACTAAAGTCATTAATTTTTTCAAATTTAATAGTTCGTAGAAACTTATCTACGAGAATTTCACCCTTGTGACTGATAACGAAAACATTTGAATCGTTACCAAAACTTTTTAGAATCTTAAAGAGTTCAGCAGTTCCATCGGCATCAAGTGAACTGTCAAATACTTCATCAAGAATAAGAAGATTAGTTGCTATACTATTCTTCATTCTAGCAATTTCTCTCCAAGTAAACAATAGTGCTAAATCAATTTTTTGTTTCTCACCTTCTGAGAAAGAAGAATAAGTAAACTCATCTCTAAAGCGACTTTTGATTACTTCATTAAAGTTTTCGTCAAGAGTAAAATTAACGAAGAAGTCCATACTGTGCAGATATTTATTAATAAGATTGTTGAAGACTGGAACATATTTCTTTATAATTTGACTTTTGATACCTGAGTCTTTTAATAAATTAGACACGATAAAATATTCATCAATCGTTTCACTGATCTTACTACAACTTTTTTCAGTGACAGACAGTTCTTTATTAAAGGCAACTAGAGTGCTAGTCTCTTTTTCTATGTTAGGAGTATTAGTTTGTAGATCAATTAATTCTTTATTAATTTCTAAATTCTCCATTGAAAGACGAACAATATCTCTGTCACCATTATGGATATCAGTTCTAACTGCATGACATTGCATGGAAAGATCATCAGCATGTTTAACATCTTGCATTAGATCTTCAATATCTAATTTAATTTTCTTTAATGTTTTTGTAAGTTTGACACCTTCGGTTTGCAAATTAGTAACTTTATCAAACTTAAAATCTTTATCTATTTCTTGAGTACAAGTAGGACAGGTATCATGACTTTCTAAAAATTTAATTTCTTTCTTTGCTAATTTTAAGTCAGCATTAATTTCTGCTTTCTCACTATTAAGATCAGAAATGTATGATCTTTGATCATCAACACCATCTAACTCTTTTTTCAAATCTTCTAATTTAGTTTTGTTAGTATCTCTTTCCTTTTCCAATCCCTTAATAGTCATATCATTATTCTTTATCTTATTCTGTTTCTCATCTTGCCTTGTCTGATTAACTTCTGTTAAAGAGTTTATTAACTTCTGTTGTGATTCAACTTTCTCTTTTGCTAATCTAAGCATGTGAGTGCAATCTTTATTCTGACTATTTGCTGATCTCACTCTATCCTTTAACAAGGAATTCATGTTTGAGAAGATATTGATGTCGAGTAAATCTTCGATAACTTCTCTGCGGTGAGGTGCTGTGAGTTGCATGAAGGGGACAAATGTGGATGAACCCAAGATGACGACTTGTGTAAATGATTTGAAGTTGAGTTTGAGAACTGTTTGTTCGAGATACTTCTGCATGTCTCTATTCGCAGCATCTTGATCAACAAGTTTGTTATTGTGATAAACTTCAAATACATTAGGTTTAGCTCCACGAAAAACTCTATACTCATCTTTACCAATAGAAAATTCTAATTCTACTTTAAGACCTTTTTCATTGATACTATTTACCAGTTGCCCTCTCTTTACTCTACGAAATGGTTTGTTAAACAAAGAAAAACAAAGTGCGTCTAATACTGTAGACTTACCTGCACCGTTCTGACCGATAATTAAAGTAGACGGACTTTCAGTAAAATTAATTTCAGTCCAGTGATCACCTGTGGAAAGAAAATTCTTCCACTTAATATTCTCAAAAACAATCATTTAGTATCTAAAGTTGGAATGATAAGTTCGTCTGGTTTTATTATAGCATAATTATATCCATAATTGTCACAATTCATAGCAATGATATCTGTATCTACTTCCATCACTTCCCATTGTTCTTTCTTCTTAACTGTGTTTGCTTCTAACAATGTTAAAAATCTTACTGCGTCATCCTCATTCTCAAAGACTTGAACAGTTTTAGTATTCTTTTTATCTTTAGTTGCGTGAACACCGCCAGTATCTTTTTGAGTTAGAATAAACATTATAGTGCACTTGCTTCAATGTACAAAGACCTCATAATATTTTTAATATTACTTTTGTTTGCTTTGATATCTATCTCATCTATGTATGAGTCCAAGAGGGTCATAGTGTCTTCGGTCTCTACAACCGATCCATTCTCGATTCCCACACTTATATCTTCAATGATCTTAAGATCTGCTAAACCCATGTCTTGCAGTTGTCTTATACGATAATCAAATTTTGTGTAGTCACCTTTATCCTCTACAATTAATTTGACGAATGCTCCTTCCAGTTCTTTCTCATTCGGTATGTCAACTCCATTATCATAATGAAGCTTATAAAAGACATCAAAGGGATTTCTGTAAAAAGTAGTTTTAAGAGTTTCTGTGTCAAAGACATGGAATCCTCTTTTACATTTGTAGTCATTCCAATAAAGTTGATAGGGGTTTCCTAGGTAATATATATTATCTCTATGAGATTTTTGGTGATAGTGTCCTGTAAATACCTTTTTAAATTTACTGACAAATGAAGGATCCATTCCATTTTCCATGTAATGACCAGGATGTGCTTCAAATCCATTCAACTCTAAATGACCCATAGCAACAGTTGCTTCGGTCTGAGTTATCGTAAGAAGGGTCTTATCATAGTTATCATCACATATCCAAGGAATAAAACAGATGTCTAATCCACCAAAGTTAACTGTGCATGGTGTATCATAAGATATAATATTATCATAAGAACTCAATACCTCTTTAGGAGCATTGACTCTTAATGTATTTTTATAATAGATATCATGATTACCAACTAGCATATGCATTTGTACACCCAACTCTGCTAGTGGGTCAAACCACATTTGTTTTGCCTCGTTTAAAGACAAGTAGTTAATAGATCTACGTTTATCAAATGTATCTCCTAGATTAATAACAGTATCAATTTTTGATGCTTTTATAAAAGGAATTACAATCTGACTATAGAATTTTCTATAGTGATTAATAAAATGGACATTATCGTTCCTAACACCGAAGTGTTGATCCGTAATAAGTAGGATCTTCATCGTTTAGAATTCATCTCCACACGAGATTTGATCTGATTCATTTCTGCTCCACCGTCTCCATCTACACTGAATACATGCTCGTATCCTGACTTCTCTAAAATTTTATCTTTAATATCCATCTGTCTTTTCTCCTTTGCTATACGTCTTAGGAAAGCATAATATACTATCTGAGTAAAATATGCAAATGGGTTTCTACTCTTAGCAGGATCAAAGTTATCAATATATTGTATACAATTTTCTATACCATCACAAACCATATCATCTTTATACATGTAATTAATAAAGTTTGGTCTATATGATAGATGCGTTGCAATCTTTAAAAAACAACCCCCAATATAATTACTGACACGCGGTTTTGGTAAATCTTTTTCTTTTGCTATATCTACTTTCTCTTTGTATTTGATGATCGCAGCAAGAAACTCTTGATTATCAACATAATGCTGTCGTTTTTTAGGTGCTGCTTTCTTCATATACCTTTGGTTTAACTTTTTAAGTATAGCATAGAACTAAAAGCTTGACAACCCTTGACCTTGAGTGTACAATAACACTGTAAGGGTTCAAGAGTCATAGAGCTCTTCAAATCTTACTCTTGCATCTTCGATCTTTCCTAGATATCCTTCAGTTTTATCAGGACTGGTCTTTCTGCGGTTAATTTTAGTGGGGTCGTCGCCTAGTATAAATGCTTCATACATCAATATGATAGGTTTCGACATCGTTCCCATAGTAATAATATCTCTATCTCTTACAATAAAGAAGTCTTCATCGGACATGGGCATCCATTTAGTGAACCCCATTCCTCTCATTACTTTCTGATCAGAAATTTCTTTAGTGATAGCATGGATACATACAGGATCTTGTAAAAAAATTAAAAAATCTCCATCTTGTTCGGTGATCACTGCTTTAGCAAGCACTTCTTCACCACTTACTAATTTAAAAATTCCGTGAAAGTCTTCATCTTTTTTAGTGTAATTAATCATAAGCTTTTAATTTGACATCTATGATTTCATAATTAAATTTTTCTTCGTTATAAATTTTAACTCTTTCCATAAGATGATTCAATGTATAATTGTTTCCTCTATTAGTGGAAATGTCATCGGCAATATCATATAATGTTGCTTGTGATTTGTTTTCTCCCTTCCTTAATACACGACCTATAGACTGTAAGTTACGTACTCTGGACTTAGAAGGAGAAGCAAAAACAATGTTATGTAGTCTTTTGATATTGATTCCTGTAGAGAATGTTCCGTAGGATGCTACGATAATGGCATTATCTGATTTCTCAGTTAGTAACCGAACATCTTCTCGATCTTCAACATCAACACCCCCATGAACGAGATACACAGGTTTGTCTGTATGACTATTTATCATGTTAAAAAGAGGGATACCATGACGGTCTACATAGTTGAAAAGAACAAGTGTATTACCTTTTAAATCTAATGTAAGATTACGGAGAAATTTATTACGTCCTTCGTGTTCTACTAAGTAATCTATTTCATCTTGGTAACCTTCAAAGAGTTGTTCATCATGCTTAAGTAGAATAATTTTTACTTGTAACTTAGCAAGATAACCTTGTTTAATTAATTCATTAGTCTTAGTTACCTTTGAACATCTACCAAATAAACCTTCTAATACTAATTGATTTACATTTGCACCATCTAATGTTCCAGTGAAACCTATACGGTATTTACATTTATGAAGTTTAGACATCAGTGTAGTTAAAGACTTTGCTTTAAACTGATGTGCTTCATCACCAATCACTACATCAAATCTATCAAACCATTTACGAGGTTCTTTATAGATTGATTGCCAAGTAGTAATAACTACGCTATGATCTGTATACTTATTTGCACCTGCATATATTTTATGACAATCATTAGTTTTCCAACCATAGGATTCAAAGTCCTTATACATCTGCTCAACAAGAGATGTAGTGGGAACTACAATCAAAACATTTCTACTAACATTTATATGGTATCTAATTAATGCATAGATCATCAAGGACTTCCCGCTTGCAGTTGGGGATAATAGGAGTCGTCTGTTGTATCTCAGGGCTTCGTATATTGCTTTATACTGGTAGTCCCTTACGGGAAACGGTATCCGAAGTGATTTTACAAATTGACCAACAGATTCGGGAGTAACAAACTGATTAGTTTCTTGAGGATGACCAAAGTTTTCATGGTCTTCTAGTGAATATTCATATCCTTTTTCGTCTGCCCAGTCTGTAAGATAATCTACAAGACCACAATATATCTCTCCTGTAGCAGGTGAGTACAATCTTATTTTTCCATCCCAACCTTTAAATCTTCTATTCTTTTGCATAAATTTTGCAGACTCTACCTCAAAAGTAAAGAAGTCTGCTAATTCATAATTTAAATGAGGTTCTGCTTGAACCTTCAGATAAACTTCATTCTTCTTACAAATAAGGAGGTCCATAAAATCATGCTAGAATCCATTCTTAAATTTCTCCCAATCAATAGCATTCTTAATTTGGAAATTACGATTGCCAATTTGCCTTAGGACACTATCAAGAAAAGTTATCATCTGTTCTATGTAGTCAATTTTATATTGTAGTTTACAGATGTCATCATCGGACTCGATAAACATATTGATCTCTTCTTTTGTAGTTAGTTTAAGATCAAAGGGTAGATCCTTATATACCTTTGACGGTGCTTTACCTTTATAATATAACCATTTCTCTCTTATAAGTCTTCTCATTTCTAAGTCACGTTCTCTTTTCATAAGAGAAAATGTATTATGAAACTCCATATATCTCATGTGAAGTTGTGGAATTTTTGTAGACTCTTCACAGTATAAGTCAGTATCTATTACACTGTCTTTCTTCCACATCTCTTGAAGTGTTTCAAGGTTCATTTAGGTTCAAATTGCGATAGATCATATTTTTGCAGAACCAAGGGTTCACCTTCTAAGGGTTCTGGTTCACCTGCTTTTTCAATTAAATTCTTTACTGCTTTAGCACCTTCTCCTACATCATAAGGACAAGGTGCATTGTTTAAACAAACCCTAATGATTTGCATTTCTTTTTCAGTAAAAAAAATTTCTTTCATTACGCTCATGTTAAGTATACTATGACACCTACAACCCAAATTATACTAACTACAGTTATTAATAACAATACATTCATTTTATAAAGTTATGCTTAGATGTGCTACTCTTTGTTCTATTGTGAATGACAATAAATCTATCAGCAGCAAACGTACCTGCTAGACATACATCAATCTCATCACCATCTTGCCAGTTAATATCACCATTTTTCTTGGTGTGAAGCATTGCTTCTTGAATCTGGTCAATCATTTCTTGTGTTAATTTCATACACCCTGATCCTTGTTACGAGCAAACCATTCTTTCATTGATGTCTGGTATCCAGATTCACGACTAGGTTCGGGTTTGATCCCTTTCATTTTGTTGTAATCGTTGTGCATTGCTTGGAGTAACCATGCCTGTGCTAGTTGAGTCGGACCTTCTGTCAACAATAGGATTTGTGATTTCGATAGACCAGCCTTCATCTCCAAATACTCCTTTCTCCACGATGTGTGGTGTGATTTCTCTGTCATTTGCCTCCCATTCGGAATGAATAGTATTTATCTGACGATCAACATCGTCCATGAGCATTTCTATTTTACCATCAATCCACATTTTATGCAACCATTCTATAAAACCTGTCACCAAGTGTGATATCCAGAAAGGTTGTTTCTTTGCCCATCGTTTAGATTTAGTATACCAGTTATCGTTACCACCCCATTGATGTTCAAATTCAAACTTCATCTCCTTCTCCTACGTTTTTTTCTTTTAAATAATCTAAAGAAAGGTCTAACCAAAAACAAATCTAACAACTCATAGAGAAATACAAATCCTAAGAATACTATCATTCCTATTAAAATAATATACTCAAGTATCTTCATCGCTTAGTTTGTGTATTAACGTTTCTTATTTCGTACAAAGTATATCTAAAGGTTGCAGTAGCAATTAAAAAATCATTATCATCTTCAGATGAGTTAAATGGTATAGTAGATAATCCTACAGGAAATAGATCTTTAAATACTACATCAAAGTTTGCTAGATTATTATTGTTTAATACTTGTAGAGTTCCATCTGAGAATCTAACATCTTCTGTTGGATCGTCTGCAAATTTATTCTGCCAGTCTCTTCTTTCTTTTGTGTCTTGAGGTGTTCCTAAAGCACGCATCCAATTATGAATCTCCATATAGTTTCTTAGATCTTCATCAACTATAAACTCAATAGATAAATCTCCATATCTAATGTTACCTTCTCTTGGTAAAGGAACAAAACCTCTTGTAGGTATATCAACTTGCCCTAATTCAAATGAGGGTATCTCTGCACTTTGGCATAAGAAAGATACCTTCTTTGCTTTATTCAAAAGGAATAAAAACCCAATAGGGGAAAGAAAGTTTCTGTTTGTTAATTGGTCTTGATACCAGTTTGCCATTAGTCTCGTTGTCTCCAGTCGTCAGGTTTGTTACGTTTAAACCAGTCGTTAATATCATCTGCACTCTCGAACCCTTCTCTATAATCAGATGGGTCGGGTTCGCCTAACCCCATCCTATTCAGAAAATCGTCCGTCCCTCCCTTCGGCATGTCGGGATTCGCTGCTTTCTGTCGTGCTTGTCGCAACCATGTAGCAGCAGTGGTATTTGTTTTTGCTAATTTCTGTGCCCAAATCATGTCATCCAATGCGACATTTTCACCATTTACAATCTGATTACAGATTGCTTCTAATCGAAGTCGGTACTTGGTTGATAGCATATGTTATTCACTAAGTTTGGCTTTAAGTTGATTGAGTTTTGTATACTCTTGATATGCGTCATCTGATCTCTCAGAGAGAATTGCATTGATATCATTTATAATGATATCGTTATCAACATAGTCGTCAAGGTACTTAAAGATTGCTTCTTGTAGAAACCTTTTACGATGCCACTCAGGAGAATATGGTTTATAGTCCATAATGTAATCCATCAGTAATAGTATTTAGACACAAAAAAAGAGGGTCTTTTTCGACCCCCTTTTACGTTTAGGTTTAGTTAATTAAAATGCCTTTACAGATTCTTTTGCAATCACTCCCGTGTTGTCCGATATCGCAATCTATAATACACTCGTAATATTCGTTAAGAAGTTCGTCTTGCTGAGTATTCCAAGCAGTTAATTGATTGTGTGACTCTATATTGTGTTGCATAAAGGTTCTCCATTTTTGAATTCATGATATACAAGAGTTTGGTTACATCTTGTTTCCCCTTAATTCTACCACTATTTAGTCAGGGATCTAACACATTTGATCTTATAGTCACAAATATAAATGCCTACGAGTTTATACCTAGACACAAAAAAAGACCCGAAGGTCTTACCATAATATAAAAAGAGGGAGGTTGGAATCCTGTATACCAACAAAGAAGGGGCATTACTACAGAGTAAAAACCTTCTTGCCTGAGACCCGATTGGTAAATCGATTCTACTTTCGTAGCAGCACCACCTGTGTCTCATCACCTTAACTAGCTATATGCCAGTAAGTTTATTCAGTCACTCCCGACGTAACCGTCGTT